CCAAGTAAAAGTATTAGGAGCTCTACTAACACAACGACAATTTCTAATCAACATCATTGATTCGCTTGATTCAGAATATTTCGAATCATCAGCACACAAGTGGGTTGTAGAGTACATTCAAAAATACTTTGCACAGTATCATACTACACCAACAGTAGAAACACTATCAATTGAGGTAAAGAAACTAGAGAATGAAGTATTAAGAATATCAATTGTAGAAGCACTTAAAGAAGCCTATAAAATGGCTGATCAAAGTGATCTAGAATGGGTTGAATCTGAATTTAGCTCATTTTGTAGAAACCAACAAGTAAAATCAGCTATTCTTAATTCAGTACAGTTACTTGAAGTAAATGATTTTGATAGTATCCTTCAATTAATCAGCAAAGCTGTAAAATCAGGTGAAGATAAAACAATCGGTCTTGATTATAATTTAGATATTGAAGCTAGGTATCGTGAAGATGATAGAAACACAATACCATTCCCGTGGCCTGTATTTAATGAAATGACACAAGGTGGATATGGTAAAGGTGATCTAGTACTAGTGTTCGGTAATCCTGGTGGTGGTAAGTCATGGGCTGTAGCTGCTATGGGTGCTTATGCTGCTTCATTAGGTTTTAATGTAGTACATTATTCACTTGAATTAGGTGAAGGATATGTAGGTAAACGCTACGATGCTATATTTTCTGGTATTGATGTAGATAAACTAAAAGACCATCGTAAAGAAGTAGATGAAATAGTAGGTAAAGTTAAAGGTAAAGTAATTATTAAAGAATACCCACCTAAAAGAGCATCATTTGATACGATAGAAGCACATCTACAGCAGTTAGAGCATCAAAACGACTTTAAACCGGATATGATCATTATAGACTACCTAGACTATATGCGTACTAAAGGTAGAAAAGATCGTAAAGATGAAATCGATGATGTTTATGTTGCTGCTAAAGCATTCGGTAAAGAACGCGGTATACCCATTATATCACCATCACAAGCAAATCGTACAGCAGCTAAATCTGATATTATTGAAGGTGATAATGCAGCTGGATCCTATGATAAAATTATGATTGGAGATATTATTTTATCTTTAGCTCGTAAACGTAAAGACAAAATTGAAGGTACCGGAAATTGGCATATCATGAAAAACAGATATGGAGCTGATGGAATGACATTCAGATCTAAAATCAACACATCAAATGGATATATCGATATAGATGAAAGTCCAGTTGATGATGATGATATTGAAACAAGTACTAACAACAAACCAGTAAATGACTTTTCAGGAGTAGGAGTTGAAGAAAGACAAATGCTTCAAAAGAAGTTCTTTAAACTTGAAGGTTAACAAAGTATATACTATATTTATAACTACACAATCAGAAAATTATGGATACTAAAAGATTACAAGAACTAGCTGGTATTAAATCAAATCAAACAGCAGTAGAATGGTTAATTGAGAAAATCGCAGAAGATTATCCAGAAATACCACGGGCTTACAGAGAGGAGTACCAAAAAGCCAAAGCAATGGAGAAAGAGCAGATGATTGACTTTGCAAAAAAATGCTCAACCGAATCTGCACCAGATGAATACTATGAAGAGATGTATAACGATACCTTTTAAATAAAGTATAATTTTTGGTGTGCCCCTTGGATTTCCATATATTTATTGGAAACAATAATATGGCATACGTTTATAGACATGTTCGTTTAGATAAAAATGAACCGTTTTATATAGGAATTGGATCTGATAGTAATTATGAAAGATCTAATTCACATAAGCATAGAAACAGACATTGGAAAAACATAGTAGCTCAAACCCCATATGAAGTTGAAATATTATTAGATAATTTAACTTGGAATGAAGCGTGTAGTAAAGAGATTGAGTTTATTACCTTGTATGGCAGAGTAGATTTAGGAAAAGGAACATTAGTGAACATGACAGACGGAGGAGAAGGAAATAATAACCCATCAGAAGCAACTAGAATGTCTATAAGTAATAAAATAAAGGCTAATAAGAAAAGAGGTAGTAAGATAAGTGCTGCTAATAAAGGTAAAACAAGCCCTAATAAAGGAAGGACATTAACGAAAGAACATAAAGCTAAAATAAAAGCTAAAAGATCTCATCTGAAGGGAAGAAAAAATACATGGCAGATAAAACCAGTATTACAGTGTGATAAACAGGGGAAAGTAATTAAAGAATGGGAATCACAGGCAGCTGCTCAAGCTTACTTTGGTAAACCTAAAAGTGATGGTATAGGAGCCGTTTGTAGAGGTGAACAAAAAACTGCCTACGGATTTATTTGGAAATTTAAATAAAATATATAATGATAAAAGTTAAACGTTTTACAGGTGTGTGGTGTGGTCCCTGTCGTCAATTAACACCTTTGTTTGCTGAGCTAGAAAAATCATTCCCAAATGTGGAATTTCAAACTGTAGATGTAGATGCTTCTCCTAATGAGGTGCAAGAAAATTTTGTAACCAGTGTACCAACAGTTATAATTTTTAAAGATGGTGTTGCCAAACAACGTTACGTGGGTCTAAACCCAAAAACAACATATAGCAATTTTATCAAATCACTTATTTAAAAAACAAACGAGAAATGGATGTAACGCAAGGTATCCTTAGCGAGATTACTACTTACATGAAGTACAGTAAGTATGTACCTGAGAAAAAAAGGAGAGAAACATGGGAAGAATTAGTTACGAGAAATAAAGAAATGCATCAAACTAAATTTCCACAACTAAAAGATGAAATCGAAGAAGTCTATAAACTGGTATACGCTAAGAAGGTATTGCCTTCAATGCGCAGCTTGCAATTCGCTGGTAAGCCCATTGAGCTTAATAATGCTCGTATATTTAATTGCTCTTTTCTTCCTCTTGATGATTGGAGAGCATTCAGTGAAATAATGTTCCTCCTCCTTTCAGGATGTGGAGTAGGATATAGTGTTCAAAACCACCACATTGAACAATTACCAGAAATCAAAGTACCAACTAAACACAAACGTTATTTGGTAGGTGATAGCATTGAAGGATGGGCTGATGCCGTTCGTATGCTTTGTAAAGCATATTTTCAAGGCGCTCCGCTCCCAACATTTGATTTCAGAGATATCAGAGCCAAAGGCGCCCAGTTAATTACTGTAGGTGGTAAAGCACCTGGTCCTGAGCCATTGAAAGAATGCCTATTTAATCTCCAGAAGATATTTGATCGTAAGAAAAACGGAGAGAAAATGACTTCAGTAGAAGTACATGATATGGCTTGTCACATTGCTGATGCTGTATTGTCTGGAGGTATTCGCCGTGCTGCTCTTATCTCATTGTTCGATTTGGATGATGAAGATATGTTAACTTGTAAGTTTGGTAATTGGTGGGAAGAAAACCCACAACGTGGTCGTGCTAATAATTCTGCCGTTGTATTACGTCACAAGATCACTGAAGAAGAATTCTTCAAATTATGGAAGAAAATTGAATTAAGCGGCAGTGGTGAACCCGGTATTTACTTTAGCAATGACAAAGATTGGGGAACTAACCCATGTTGTGAGATTGCTTTACGTTCTTTCCAATTCTGTAACTTGTGTGAAGTAAATGTTTCAAATGTTGAATCACAAGAAGACCTAAACGAACGTGTTAAAGCAGGAGCATTTATTGGTACATTACAAGCAGCATACACTAACTTCCATTATCTAAGAGATGTATGGCAGAAAACAACTGAAAAAGATGCTCTATTGGGTGTTGGAATGACAGGTATTGGATCAGGAGCTATTTTAAAATATGATTTGAAAAAAGCAGCTGATTTATCTAAAGAAGAAAACGCTCGTGTTGCTGAAATAATTGGAGTTAATAAAGCAGCTCGTGTAACAACAGTTAAACCATCAGGTACTAGTTCACTTGTATTAGGAACATCATCTGGTATCCACGCTTGGCACAATGACTATTATATTCGCCGTATTCGCGTAGGTAAGAACGAAGCTATCTACAATTACCTTGCAGTTAATCATCCTGAATTAGTAGAAGATGATTTCTTCAAACCAACAATTCAAGCTGTAATTTCAGTACCACAAGCAGCACCAGAAGGTTCTATTTTAAGAACTGAAAACGTAATTGATATGCTTGAGCGCACTAAATTATTCAATCTTGAATGGGTAAGAAAAGGTCATCGTAAAGGAGCTAATACAAACAATGTATCAGCTACAGTATCAGTTCAAGAAAATGAATGGGAACAAGTAGGTAATTGGATGTGGGAAAATAAAGAAACATTTAACGGATTATCAGTATTGCCTTATTTTGGAGGTAGCTACATGCAAGCTCCATTTGAAGATATTACCAAAGAACAATTCGATGAAATGGCTCAGCATCTTCATAATATTGATTTATCTCAGATTGTTGAATTTAGCGATGATACAGCATTAATGGATCAAGCAGCATGCGCTGGGGGTGCTTGTGAGATAGTATAATATGAAACATGAATTTATACAAGACATTCACTATTATATGGATGGTACGAGGGTGGTTTTTACTGCCCTCTACCACATCCAACGAGGAGAATGTTGTGGAAATAAATGTTTAAATTGTCCTTATGAACCAAAATATAAAAGAGAAAACGTGGTAGTGGCAAAAGAATTTCTTAAATTTAAAGATAAAGAAGAAAATGGAAACGGATAAAATACACGAACGAGTTATAGAAATACAAAACAATATTCAAACAGCATCTTCTGAGCAACAAACAGAAATGCTAAGTGAACTATTAAGTATGGTTTCTAAAATCGAACAATCATTATCAGATATTAAATTAGATATAGACGATATAGAAAATCAAATACAAACAAATGAGGAATAGTTTTGAAACATTCGCTGCGCTTATAGGATTAGTAGCAATAGTTATAGTATTATTAGGTTATCCGTTGATGTTGTTGTGGAATTGGTTGATGCCTATTATATTCGGACTACCTGAAATTACATTTTGGCAAGCAATAGGATTAAACCTACTATCAACTATATTATTTAAACCAACAACAATAAAAAACAAAGATTAAAATGTTTCAGTCAACAAAACTATTCGATGGTTTCAGTTGTGTATTCCGTCAATGGAAAGCAGAAGGAACACACTGCCGTTTCCTCCACGGTTATGGAGTATCATTCAGAGTATGGTTCGAAGGTGAACTAGATGAACGTAATTGGGTTTGGGATTTTGGAGGTATGAAACGTGCTAATGGTACTATTGATGGTAAGAATCCTAAAGAATGGATGGACTATATGTTCGATCATACTACAATCATTGCTGAAGATGATCCGGGAATGGGTGGTTTTAAAACAATGGATCAACTAGGTATAATCCAACTTAGAATTATTCCTGCTGTTGGGGCAGAGCAATTTGCAAAGTATATCTTTGAAAAACTAAATACATTTGTTCAAGAAGAAACAAATGGTAGAGTCAAGATAGCGAGAGTAGAATTTATGGAACACGCCAAAAATACCGCTATCTATGAAGAAAAAAGATGAACGTAAGAAAATTATTGAGAAATATATTCTAGAACATCCACCCACTTACACTGAAGGTCATTGGGATGAAGCTATGTTAGAAGATAATAGTTATTATGATATTGATATCATAAATAAAGCTAAT